TCGTTTGCATAGTCAAAAAGACACACTTTTAATTCTTTGTGCCAACCCGCCATATTTTCACCACCTAGCAAAAATAAATTAACCGCTGCACCTGTCGGATAGGTATGAATTTCAGTAATAAAGACCGCTGCCATTTCGCCCTTTACTTCGTCAAATATCATCCACGCCTGACGAGTGCCATCAATCAAAGATAAGAGAATCACATCGACGGGAAAACGCTCTATTGTCGAACCCCTGACCAATGGTTTCATAATGTTTTCTCGAATAGCGAGCCAGATATTAGCAACCTCACTTTTGTCGATTTTGTAAATCATCATCCTAAATCCACCCACGCGCCACCACGATAACCCACGAACCGCTTGCCTAGTGCAACTGGATTCCAATTTGCACCGTCAGCAAGTCGAATATCACCTTCTCGCGGCTTTGTTGGTGCAACATTCGTCACATCAATATGACCTGTTGCCAGTTGCATGATTGCGTTTTGAATTGCTTGAAACTCGCCTTGTAAATACCGCTGCAAATCTGCCGTGTTTAGCGGTACAGGTGCAGGGGAATAAAAAACACTGTTGCTGTTGTTTGCTTGCATTACCAGTTGCCTTGTTGTTCTACGTCAATATCTAAAGAATCCAACCGCCATTGATAGGCAGTTCCCGTTGAAAATCGAATTGCAATGTAACGCCCATTAACTAAACAATCATTCGCAATCGTTTGACCGATAACGTGATTCATGACTTCGCCCCAGACGGGTTCAGTAAACGGGTCGGTTTGTGAACCCACTTGAATTTGTACCGTTTCGCCTACACCGCCTCGAATGCGTGGGCGAATGCCGCGCACTAATTTCATACCTTCGGGCATATCAAACGACAAGCCACGCCGTTCTAAATACGCATTCGGAATCACGCCATCAAACGAACTCGACGCATCGAGCATATAGAGTTTAGTGTTAGAACTGCCTGAAATAATTCGCGCTGATGACGGAACGAAATCGCCACCGTCCCACAGTGACAAATCCGAACCCCAAGGCGAACTGTCTTGCGACCAATTACCAGTTAAGCCGTTATCAACCGAGCCATAAGCGGCATGGTTTAAATTAGGCAAATCACGCGCCGAAACGGTTTTATCTTTGTAATTATAAACGATTGCTTTATCGCATGATGTTGAACCGATTTGTGGATAACAAATATAAACTTCATTAAAGAACGGGTTCGAAAATACAAAGCATTTACCGTAACTGTTCACGTCTATGTTTTGAAATAACCAACGTCGCGTGGCTTTATCCAGTACAGAATCAGCCTGATTGCCATCGTGAATGATAATGTCATTATTGGTTAAAACCACATGAGAACCGTCGATGTCAGCAATGCAATTTCGATTCATTGCGCCCGATTTGCCGAGGACTTTGGTGAATTTGAAAATGTAATTGCCACCAATAAAGTCCATGCGCCAAACGGATTGCTCTTTGTAGATAATGAACGAATCACGCAATTGCATTCCGTCCACAATCGGATCATATCCTTCTGCAATATCGGCTTCACCTGCTTGCTTGGTTGCATCTGCTTCATTCCATGATGACGGCAATCCACCTGGGTCGGCAGGATGTGACCATTTCACCATGTAAGGATAAGAAACGCCCGACTTCGTGATATTTAACGCAATCAAGAAATTCTTAAATGCGCGAAGTGATTTACACGAAACCCCTGCTTGCCAGTTAGTCAAATCAACAAATTTTGCGCCCAAACTTAATGACCACGCCATCGGAACGGATGTATCACCTGCGTTCACGATAGGCACACCTGAAAGCAATGTGCTTGTCCATTGATTTGTTACGCCTGTGCGTGGTGTTAAATGCGTAATATCGGTATGAACTGAAACGCCAGCCGTATTGGTTACTGCAAAGGCTTTAGTTGGTGTTAAATAAACCCAATAACGACCACCAGCCACATTGCACGGTAAAACGTGTTGTGGTTCATAGGTTGGTGAATTATAAACCTCGCCATGACCTAGAAATTGATAAGCATAACCGTCTAAAAACCGTATATTTTGACAATCCGTCCACGCGCCTAATGGCAATTCATGTGCGGACAAGTCACGGTTTAAGCCGATTGCACCCGCGTTTTTAATCTTAACGAGTGGCATAAGCGATTGCTCGAATTGGTAAATAAAGCAACAAACAGCCTAAGCGAGCAATGACGGAAACACGTTTGAAATTATCTGTGTAATCAGTATCGTTATCAGCTAAAAACGAATCTTCACAATGATTCAGTTCGATTGGTGCAAATGTGTAATCGACAAGCCATTTAATTTCATGCCATTTATCATCATTGATTGCCATTGCGCCGATATGCCCCGAAATAGTGCAGTCACAATTCCCACCAGCCAGCGTATTAAAAAACTGGTCAATACTGACTAAAAGATTAAGCCAGAATTTCATAATTTAGCCGCCTCAATAAAAAACAAATCCATTTCACTATCCGTCATACTTAAAGCCGATTGCAAATGTAAAACCAGCGGATTATCACGCCTAACATCCGCTGCGAACTCCCACTCGATTTGTGCCGATTGTGACATTGCCATAATAGACGAGTTCACAGTGTCTAAAAGGTTCATTGCTAAGAGTTGCAATCGTGCTTGACGCATGGAAATTGAATGAGGTGTTGGATGTGCTAATTTATAATTCGCGGCAATTTCGGCTTGTGTAAGCGCAACAATTTCATGTGTGACAGATACGGTTTTTGTTTCAAAATTAGGCGTTAGGATTTCATTGCCGTACTTGTATGTTTCGTTGTTAATCGGCGCATCATCATACGTTTCTTGCCACCATGCACAATCTTGAACGCCGAGCTGTTCGTCTGTCCACGTTAAATCAACGAGTGATTCTGGTAATAAACCTTGTAAGAAAACAGGTATCGGTTCGCGTGTTGCTGTGTTATTTTGTATTTTTATCATCTTAACCCGTTGTCGCTAGACATAATCTAAAAAGTTGCATCACGCCCGCTAAGTCAATCATTCCAATAAAAGATGATTTTAATTTAGCACCTGTTAATAGCTTGGGAATAAAAATTCGACTAATTGATTCCGTTATTATTTTCTTTGGCTTTATAGAAAAACTAACCGTATTTGACGCATCTATTTTCAGCGTTGAGCAAATTAAAGACGATGTTGTTAAGTAACCACCGAGCAAATAAGTTCCGTCGATACACGGTATTAAAAAACTCTGACATCTTCCATTTTGCAATAAATAATAAGATGGCGTAATAACTGTGTCGCTTATTGTATTTACCGTGCTACCCGTGAATTCAACGATTTTAGCACCTGTGATAACAGTCGGGGTTTGCCCTAAGTCTGCTCGGACATATACAACCAGTGCTGCAATGTCTGATATTCTGCATGGTATTGGAGGGGTGGTACTTGATGAATTTAGAGGTAATGCGACTGATGTAGATTTCGTTATCGTTGTTCCAGAAAGCGTAAATGCTTGCATATAACAAGTCGTCGCTGATGATACAACTGTATATAAAAAAGAGGTATTCGACAGTTTTATCAAATTAGATTTGTTGTCGGTATCCCCATTCGTTAAACAGGTTGCAAACGCACTTCCACTATTTGTAGCAAGCGTGATAACAGGTGTTGCGCCGTTGCAGTCAATTATTCTTACTTCTGGTGTTGTTGAAGCGTATGGAAATGACATCAAAAGAGCTGTGTTATTGCCAATTTCAATCAGGTGATACGGATAAACAGATATAGCGGCTGTTTCTGTGATAGTACCGACTGTTGGTGTTGTTGTGGATGTGTATAAAATCCACGCGCCTAGCTTATTAGTATTTTCAGTTGCAACAAGCAACACCTTGTTATTTCCTAAATTACATAATAATGCGCTCGCGCCTGTTCCGCTAGTTAGTGGAACAGTTATGGGGCTTCCCAGTAAAATTAAGCTCGGATTGAAAGACCCTCCCGCTCCAGTAGATGAATTATCATAAGTAAATCTCCTGAGAGATAAGTTTGTAATGTTAGGGAGTGAAGCTGCAAGATAGGTTCCATCGCCTAATTCAATGCAAGATGGTACTCCAGCCATAGTTCCGCCGCCGCCCTCGCTTACAATGGTTGATGTGGGCGACTCAAAAACAAAGCTATCGGCTGTTGATGCTACCGTCGAAATCACGCTTTTCCTCACAGGCAATCCACCAAAACCCCCACCTACATTCGCACTCAACTGCCCCGTATAAGGATAAGCACTCATCTTAGAAATCCGTGTAACGTGCGTTGAACATGATGCCAGCCGCCAATGTGACGCCAATACCGACATAGAGTTTTTCATTTGCCGCCAAGCGCATTGGTGCAGATTCGCTAATTACTGTGCCGTCTGCGTGCTTAAACACAGTTCGAGCATTTTCAGTTGTTGCGGCAAGCGTATAGGCAGGTAATAGCGCGGATGCAATCAAGTTTTTAGTTGTGCCGCCGTCCGTTGATGACCATAACCATAATGCCGTTGCCGTCACCGTTGCGCGTGGAATTGCTGTCAAACTTGAAAGAATCGAACCGTCTGCTCCAGCCGTGCATAACAAAACTGAATTAGTGACGGTTGTAGATTGCTCAACGCCATTTGTTGTTAGTGATACTGCTGTTGTAGCGACTGCACTAGCCGTCTGTGGTGTTTGTGCAAAAGGTGCTGTAAATGTTTTAGCCATGATTTAATCCTTAAAAATAAAGTGCGACCGCGTGAAATTGTGGCGTTAAATCCTGCCAGCTTGCTATTGTGCCGTCTGTTTTAATAACTTTTCCTGCGTTGCCAGCTTGACCAGGTAATGCGGTAGACATTGCAATTCCTGCAACATAAGTTTGCGTTGCTAAATCGTTAATATCTGCGGTTGTTCGCGTAACGCCATTTAATTTATTTAATTCGGCGGTTGTGCTTAATAATCCGCTTAATTTATTGATTTCGGTATGCGTTGCTGTAATCGCACCAGTAATTGCCGTGAATGTATTTTTAATTGCTGATTTAATCAGTCGTAAATGGTCATCACCCTGCGATTTCGCATCGGCGGCAGTTGGATTGGTAACGACTAAATCACTAATGTATGTGCCTGTTTCAAGTGCCATTTATTTACCCCGCAATGATACTAAAGCGTGAATGTCTGACGTTTTCAGTCGTCAATAGTGTATTTTTTGAGCTGTTTTCGTTGGTTTGCGCTTCGACAATCGCCGTATCAAACTTTTGTTGCCAAATCGGTAACTGCGCTGAATCACGAATAAAACTAGCTGCTTCAATCAATGCCCCGAATAAATAAATGTCGGGGTAATTTGTCAAAATGTAGTTAGTATTCGTGGCGGCGATGTTGACATCTTGAACATAACGCAACGTCAACGGATAAGCTGCGTCCGCAATTCTATCGAGTTGAATTTGACCGTCTTTGATTGCCCAATACGTCGGATAAGCTGCAATCGGAACGTAACCAAGCTCAACGGGAAGTTTCAAAATCAATGCTTGACGCGGTACAAATGATTCAAGCCATAACGCAATCGGCGCACCAAAATCGGCGGGTAAATCAATAAACGCACTGCCTGATGTTGCAGTCAATGTGCTGTCGATTTCAGTACCACGAGCCGTAAATAATCGGTTAATCCGTGATTCTGCCAACGCAATAAAATCAGGAATTACCGCCGTTAAATCGCTACGATGCAGCCAATTCGCTATCGACGTTTGCAGTTCCGAGTAATTCGCCATTGCCATCGTCAACTCCTAATGCGGTTTGTTTTTTTGATTTTTTAACGGGTTCTTTTAAATCGCTGTAATTCACAAAACCGTCTTGTTGTGCAGCGAATTCTTGTTCCGAATCGTCAACAACTTTTGTGGTGTAGTTTTCGGGTTCGCCTTTGTATAAAGCCTTTGGATATTCAATCATTTTCAATTCCTCAAAAACGGGCGTAGTCGAAACTACGCCCTAATTAACTTAGTTGGTGATACGGCACGCCATTTGCGGACGCAGTGTTTTATAACCGTACAACACGTCAATACGGCATGGCATCGCATCGTTGTTGATGTCGTAATCACGCACGATACGCATTGAAATGCCGTCATAAACTTCGCGTCGAGCGAAATCTACGCCGCTTGGCATAATCAAATCAGCAGTCGCAAAGGCGAAAGCATCTTTATGGAATGCTAAGTTTTGACCGTAACCTGTTGAAGCCGCGCCCACAAAAGTAATTGCCGCCGCATTAGCTGGTGATGCACTAACCGTTTGTGCTGCACCTGTTACAGTAATCGGTGGGCTAATTGAAAGTGCTTGCGTTACACCCGTCGCCGTCACGTCAGCCGTTACAACAAATTGCTGTAAGTTAGGCATAGCCGCTTTAGTTTCAGCGTGAACTTGATAAACGCCCGCAATGGTAAAGACCGTTCCCGCTTTGAACGTATCTGCTGCAACCGATACAACTGTCAAACTTGAACCTGTTTGTGCCGCACCCGAAACCGTCACGCCCGCTACTTTGTTGCCGACAGTATGCGTTGGTAATAAGGTGTTTTCGTACCAGTCGAAACCAGCCGAACGACCCATCATGCCTTCACGGTATTGTTCCGTAATCGCTTTGGAATCTTGAAACAAACCTTTTAACGAGTTCACAATTTCAACGCTTGAAGTGGGTAACAAATGCAACGTGCGATTGTTGTCCATCGGCGTTAGAAATTCGTTTAGTTTTTGTCGTGCCTGTAAATACACTTTAAGCGCGTCCGTGCCTGTCGGTACTGTACCAGCCGTACCAACTAAGCTGTAAACATCTTTGTACATATTCAGCGCGTCAGCTTCGATGTTTGCCGCTAAAACTGCCATAGCAGGGTCTAAAATGCGCGAACTAAAGTCGTCAAGTGACATCGTTAATTCAGCACTCGAAAAGTTAATATCCACGCCTTTTTGCGTTGCAACCTGCAAAGTAGTGCTAGTTTCAGTCGTATCTTGAGCCGCTAAGGTTTTGCCCGTGCGAACCGTGTATTGGTTTGGCAATCTGATTTTTAACGTATCGCCAATTTTTGCGCCCGATTTTGCAAACGAGCTGTCGTAAGTTTTGTTAATGTTTCCAATGAAGGTGAGCTTTGAATGAAGCAATCTCAAGGCTTCTTTGGTAATAATGCTTGATGTTAGTAATGCGTTTGCCATTTTTTGAAATCCTTAATATGGAATTTCTGTCTCTCGACAGTAGGTGCGCGTGCCTCGCAGCATGACGCGATTATTTTTAACGCTTGTTTTTTCTCAACTGCTGATTTCGTGCTTTCATGAATTCATCGGGTGACATTCGTTCTAAACTTTTTGCCACGGGTGATCCACTTTTGCCGACTGTTTTTACGGGTGCAGCAGGTGTTGCAGGTGCTTTTGTCATTCCTGCCTTTTGCTTGCTCATTACTTGATGCCCAATCATTGCCGCGTGTAACGTCTTGATGATTCGCGGGTCGGTAATGGCTTGCAGATGCTCAACTTCATAACCCAGTTCTTTGTGTCCAAAATCAAGAATTTTTGCTGCCATGTCAGCACCCCAGCCTGGCAACTCTTTTGATAAAACGGCATGACCTTCTGCGGATGCTTTTGACAATTGAGCGTTGCGTGCCTGTTCAGCTTGCGCCTCGCTTTGTTGCATCTTGGAAATTGTCGTCTGACGTGTTTCTTTTAACCCTTGAAATTCAAACCAAAGTTGTTGCGCTTGATGCGGGTCTTGTGCGCTTAACGCTTGCCAGTTCACCTGCTGGAATTGCTGGAGGCGTTCATCAATCTGCATTACTCGCGCAACTTCCTGTACGTTTTCACGCAATACTGTTTGCAATTGCGCTTGTTGCGCTTCAAAAGATTTGCGTTGCTCTGCTAATGCTTGCGTTTTTTGTGTGTAATCCGCTTGCATCATCAATGCAGGTTTTAACGCTTTTGGTACTTTGTACTTCTGCCCGTCGTGTTCGATTTCTTCTTCGTCATCGTCTTCTTCGGATTGCGCGTCATCGTCTAGTTGTTCATCGTCAGAATCTAAGTCAATGTCGCTTGCGTCATCGTCTTCGACTGTGTCAAACAATAAATCATCATCGTTTTCTACTTGGTCGCTCATGGTGTTTCCTTCTGTCATCTCGACAGTAGTTAAAAAAATTAGTGTTGCGGTGGATTCATATTGACTGGTGGCGGCGGTTGATACGGCTGAATCGCTGGCACAATCGGTTGATTACCTAAAACGTCTGGTGACGTTAAAGTTTGTTGAAGCGTTTGCATCACAATCGCTTGTATTTGTTCAGGATTCATTGCGCCTTGCGTGACTTTCAATCTGTCCGTTTCAGCTTTGAATCCGTCAATCTTGAGTTTTTCAGCGTCAATCATGTGGTCAAGCTGCAACGCCTGTAATTGTTGTGAGGCTTGAGATAATTGCGCTTGAGTTGCCTGTAGCTGTTGCTGCATTCCCTGCATTTGTTGCTGAAATTGCATTTTCATTTGTTCAGCTTGTGGATTTTTACCTTTGATTTCTGGCGGTAACATCGTCGCTAATCGTTCGGCAATTTCTTCGCTGCCATTCCAATCAAGATTTTTCACCAACAAATCACTAATCAGCCCAGCGGCTTGTGGCATAACGCGAATCAGTTCAAGCATTTGATTTGCAGCTTCTTCGCGCTTAGTGCTAAATGACGCGCCGCATTCAACAGTTACGTCGTACTTGCCAATCGTTAAATCAAATACTTTTTCGACACCTTTTGGCGTTTGCGTTGGTGTACCCAGCGGAACGTTTTGCGGCTTTTTGTCTTCGCCCAAAATTCGCACGATACGTTGCCCGTTGTACACGCTAGGGATTAGGTCAACTAAGATTCTGCCCGTGTGACGAATCGCCCGTGACAAATTGTCGATGAAATGAAACGTGCTTGTGTCGCTCTCGCGTTGACGCGCCAAGATTGCTTTGCCGCTGGTTTCATTGCCTTGCGCTCCCATGCCAGCATCGAAAATTCCGATGATTGCTTTAATATCATCACTGGCATTCATAGCCTCTTGAATCATGCCTACGGGCGGTTGTGGGAACGCTTGACGCATAGGCGGCTCAAGACCATCGTACTCAATAAACGGATGATTCTTAGTGTTAGCCGTATTCCATTTTTCTACGTCAGAATTGAACGCGCCTTTTTTGCCAACCCAAGGCGTACGAGGTGCTAACGCCATCATTTCAGTCGCATTGGTACGCCAAAAGTTGAACTGTCTTTGACTGTCTTTCGCGTCACGAATGAGCGAGCGAAAATAACGTTTTCCTTCAACGTTCACTTCGTCACCGTACACGGGAACAATCGGAATATAACGACCTGCCCATTCCTTCTTTTCGAGAACTTCGGCACCCGTCAAAATGTACTGCGTGACTTTGTTTGATTTGGTTTCACGTTGGTTAGTGACGGTGATACCAACTGCATCGAACATATCTTTGTGTTCGTTATAAACGTCTTCATCCAATACCATGCCGTCCGATAATTGCATGATTTGGCGCATGGATGATTCGCGTTTCCAATACTCGCAAACCAATACCTTTTCGCCATCAGTCCACGGGTGAGCCAAATTCTCGTAAGAATCCCAGTTGACTGCTTCTTTATCCTGCCAACGTGCTTCAAATTCGTCTTTAGTGACTAATTCCGTCACAAAGGCGCAATTCCAATCGCTTGAATCCGCGCTATCGCTGTCAGGGTCACCATAAACGCTAAATGGATTCGCTACGCGCTCAATACATAAATCCATGTCGAATGTGTCGTCGTGTGCGTAGTCGATATTAACGCGCCAATAACCAAACCCCATCGTTACAGCGTCTTCGAGCGCAGTATCGTAGGCAATGTCGGCGTTTGACGTGTATTCGATGTTGCGAATCAATCCGTTTAGAATTTCTGCCGTGTCAGTATCTGAATTAGAATCGACAGGGTGACAATGAATCGACGGTTTGTTTTGACGCGAATCATTCACGACTTGACGAATATAAGCGGGCAGCTTATTGATTGTTAAGCACGGTCTGCCGTCGATTTCACGCTGACGTTTAACTGAATCGTCCCATTGTTCGCTAAGACGGGCGAAACGTTTATCTTCAAGTCCTTCACGGCGATTGTCGGCTTCAACCTCAGCCGCACGCTCAAAGAGTTCTTTGGCATCTTCGAGAATATCGTCATCCGAATTTTCGTCTTCGTTTTCTTTGATTGCGATGTTTAACATCTTAAATCCTTAAAGGAACTTGCTGTCATCACGACAGTAATTTTTTAAAACTTAACCCATCCATCCACCCGCACCATGCGAGTTATGTTGTGATTTCTTTTTTGGTTCAGTTGATGCAATGTCAATGCCCGACATAATCAGATAGCGGCTTGCGTCCATAATGTGGTCGTTTTCTTTTACAATCGCGCCCTTTTCGTCACGTCGATAAAGCCTAAATTCACTTAACCAATTCGACATCGATTTAAACACTTTGAGCTTGCCGCTCGAAAGCCGTTGCCATACTGCATAAAGCCCCGCTTCTCTCGCATTCATAGCAGGTTGTAATTGCAAACCCATTTGCGTGTATTGTTCATAAATCTGCATCCCGTCGATTTGACTGCGACCTCGTGACGCTGGGTCGATAACGCCAGGAATCCATTCACCACGACTTTTAATCGATTCCGCATGGATAACTAATTCGGCTTGACCACGATAATGTTCGCTAAATAAATAAACTGTGTCCGTGTCACGGTCGATTGCTCCCCACACAACAGCGGTCCTATTCCAACCAACGTCCATGCCGTAGACTTTCGCCCAATGTTCAGGAATCGGGAAGTCGTCCACAACAATGTCAGATTCGGGAACAGGATAAATTGCACCCGCGCCTAATTGCGGCACACCTTTTGACCTTGCATCACGTTGGAACGGTGGAATCGAATCCCATAGCTCTTTTTTAACTTTGTCATCTAAATGCGGCACGTCGTCCCATGTTGCCATCACGACAAACTTTGAGCTGCTCGATTCGCCGTCTAATTTTCCGTTCGGCAAAAACGACAACACGACTTGCGACATCCCCCGCAACGGCGTAAATGTCAGCATCAACATTCCATTATTCGTCATCGTTCGCAAAAGACATTCTGTGTACACGTCCATCGGTGGCTCTTCGTCAAGTAAGATAATATCCTGCTCACTACCCTGGAATGATTCGCGCCCTTGCTCATACGATTTAAACGCTAAAACCGACGTGCCGCCTGATTTGTGTTTGATATAAACAGAATCAATTGCTTCGCTCACGCCCGCTTTGCGTGTTGTTTTAATGATGCTATCGAAAGGAATAACACCCGTTCCGAAATGACCAACAACGCCTAACGCCTTTTCTTGTAAGATTTCTCGCACAGTTTGATTTGTATCGCCAGCCGCCCATGCTTTGATTGCCTTATCGAATCGCCGACCATTCCACCATTCGGGATAATCGCCCGTTAAGTGCATCGTCAACTCGTATACACCAACCGATTCAGTCTTACCAACCCGATTCGCCGCTAACATTAAGCGTTCTCGAAAAGATTTACCTGCTTCAAAGAAGGATAAATGCTTTGGATAAAGCTCACGACGTAACGCGCCATCGTCAGGGAAATAGGTTTTGATTTTGCGCCGACTAATCCGCAAGGCTTTTTCTTCTAATGCGGCTATCAGTTCAGAGTCTGACATTTGTTTTTTCCAACAAGTCTGCGATTTTTAATTCAAGTTCTTCGTCGCTTAACGTATCGAGTTTGATTTCTCCCGATACTTCTAATTTTGTAATAAAATCGCCTTGTGCTTTACCAAGCGAATCAGCCGCTTTAAGTTGTCTATCATTAACATCGACTTCACCGCGCATAACGCTCGTCCAAAACTCTTGACGTTCAGTCGCTGTAGCAATGCGTTTGTTTTCTAAAATAGCTGCTAATTCCACGATATATTCTGCAATCCTAGGTTTTCCTAGGTTTTCAAGCCCGATTGCTTCTGCTGTTTTGTTGCTATAACCCGCTAAACGCGCTGATTCCGTAGCATTACCGTTACCTGCATAAAACTGACAGAATGCTTTTTGTTTAGGTGTTAAGTCAGCCATTAGCTAACCTTCCCATCGTGCAGCGTTTCCACTTCTAACATCAATGTGCGTGAAGTTTTTATACTTACCCAGTCCTTTTGCGCGTTGATTAAAGTGTGACGCAATGTAATCGTGAACGATGTGAGCATTAACCCCTGCAACTTTAATATCAGCCGCGTTACCTAGGACGTGTTGGGAATGTTTTGCGCCATTAACCTTAGGTGAACTATTGTGCTTTTGGCAGCGATAGCCGCTAACAATCACAATTGATTTGCCGAGTTTTTCTCGAATCGCCTGTAATAATTCAATCAAATGCGGGTTCATACCATGCTCAGGCAATTTACCGCAGCACTTGCACTTGAATTCATTGCTGTCGAAATTTTCTGATAATTTCATTTCATTCTCATTTCAAATTGAGCTGACAAAGTGCGAATTAAATCGCCGACTTTTTCAAACGTTTCAATCCATTGTTTGCGCTCATTAGCGTGTGATTCGCTTTGTTTTTGTATTTGTGAAACAAACGAATCATGTAATTGTTTTTGTGAATTGATGAACGTAAAAACAAGATAAAACAGGGCGAGAATAACTAACCCTGCTAATCCGAATTGCGCGAATGCGCTAATAGTTGAATCTGGTGCTGGCATAACTTGACATCGTCTCGACGTGAATTTATGGCAACAATACATGAAAAAAAAACTCATGTTCACTAGCAACGTGAAAATAATTAACTGCTCAATAGAAAATAGTTGTTGATTTTAGAAAATAGTTGTTTATAATGAGTCAACTTTTACAGAAACTCAAAACAAAAAAACGGTGAGCGACATGACAACAATTGAAGACGCTAAAAAGGCATTGAAAATCGCAAAAAAAGAAAAAACCGTTTCAGCCTTTAAAAAAGCAATTGCATTGCACGAATCTTTCAATGCTGGCGTTGAATACAGCGAACAAATTGTTGTTCCTTACATCAAAGACGGAAAAGGCTTTTGGTTTTTCGCTAATTGGAATGAAATTATTTTGACTGACGATACAAAAGCATCGGAAAAAAAAGACAAAAAAGCAGTTATGACACGCGCTTGGGTTATCGCAAAAGCAGCGGCTGCAAAATTCGGCGGCAAAGCAAGTCAGTATCTTTCGGGTGCTTTAAAAGCAGCTTGGGCAGAATAATTTTAGGGTTTTGCAAAGTCCCTATAAAACTTTGCAAATTTCGAGGATAGGAAAATGTATGCGATTTTAGATAAAGGTTTCGCAGTAGAAGTGGCTGGAGATTGTATTGAGGGCGATACAGTGCAAGGCTGGCGTTTTGATATGGACATGAGCAAAGACCTAGGGCGAGGTGAAAAAATCTTTTTTACAGGAAAAGTCGTTGATATATTGGACTGTGTGTATGAAGGATCTTTGATTGAGACTGGCGACCACCTTTATGCAGCCGACACGGAAGACAGAGGGGTGTGGTTAAAAATTGTCGAACGGGAAGATATTATGGGGCGGCGCGTTTGGTCATGTGAATTTCAGTGCTTCAATAATGAAACTGGCGAGGAAGACGGTGAAATTCATGTCGCCAACATCGACCAAGACTTTAATTTTTGGACTGCACCCAACAGCTTAGACATCCCACGCCCCGTGATAAAAAGAGTTATCGATACCTACAGGGTGCAGCATGGAATCTAAAAAAACGCTGCTCGAAACTGTGCGCGAGTATGGGATTTTTGATGTTAAAAGTGTCATTGAAGCCACTGGAAAATCACGACAAACACTGCAAAACTGGTTAAAAACGGATGAAAAACTTTTGCGACTTGTACTAAAAGGAATGCAAAAGTAACACCAAGCCGCTCTAATCAGCGGCTTTTTTTTCGGCAATTCGGCGAGATATTGATGCGAACGTATGGATATTGTCCCGCATATTTTTTCGATATTTCAGTCAGCACAACATTTATTTCATCTTTTTTAATAGACGTTTTTTCAAGCGTTGCTTTCAAGTCATCAATCAAGCTCATCTGCCACCCACACAAACCAACTCCCCATTATTAAACGCTGCTCGAATGAACTTTAAAAAGTAATGTGTTTGATTAAACTCTATTGGGTCAGTGTGCAATAAAGCGTGACAAATCCGACATAATGGAATCGTCATTGCATCCGTGTCCTTTGTTCCCATACCGCCATTGCCAATTGAGATTAGATGATGTGCGTCAGAAGGTGAGGGGTGTCCGCACGCGATACAGGATTTTGAGCGTACCCAATCAAGATGCTTTTGATTTCGGTAACTTTTGATTTTTTTTAATTCAAACATCGTGATAATTTTCGTTAGGTGACGGGATATAAAGCCCTAGTGATTCTGTGCAAAATTGCTGAATATCTGAAATGTATTGCTCAAACTCGATGGTTGATAACTTAGTGGTACTTTTAACTATCTTTCGTGAATGCGTGCCAATCGTTACGGTTTCATACGGCAATAACACACTGGCAAACAGCTCGTGTGCTTCGTGTGGGTGGTAGCCCGTATATTCACTCACTGTTTTAATGACCACACCCCAATAAAAATCGTTCTGCCTGTTGGTTCGTGATTTCTTGAATGGCAAAATATCAACAGTTTGAATCGGTTTTTTACTCAAATCTATGTTCAAAATATGTTCCACACAGGCGGTTTTTGCTTTCTGACAGTTCAATGTGTACCTCATGAATTTAGATACTCAATGATAGATTTTTTAGCGTCCTCGAACCCAAAGCACACCACCGCCTTATATCCATTGTTTGATAACCTTCCCAGCCAAATTGTTTGAACGTCTGACAACCTGCCTTTGGGTGCTTTCATTTCAATAAACATTCCATTGAACCCACCCCGCGCAATCGGTAGCATTAAATCTGGCACACCTGCTTTCACGCCTTCGCGCTTTAACTTCGCAGCAACCGCAACGTGTCTGTGTCCACCGTTTGGCACTGAGAACAAACAATTAAGCTCAGGGATTAAACTTGCCCACTTGATTAACAAGCATTGCTCGATATGTTCACTCATTTTTTCCCCATTACTTTTGATTCATTCATTCGACGCGCCACCACTGCCTCCGCTATTCGCTTACGACACATGATTAAATGCGCTTGTTGATCTGCGTCACGCTCTGATAATCCACCGTCAAATTGCATAATTGCCGCCCGTTCGTTTTGTTCGTAATAGTCCTCGTTTTGATGTTCAATCGGTTTGTAATGCTCAGGCATCAACCAAACCCGTTGGAATTTCAAAACTACTCAAATGTGCGTCTAGGACGGCTTTTAATTCTTTAGGCGACAAACTCTCAGCCAATTTGTTAAACGCCGCGTCAATGACAAAATTACGCTTGTCTTGCATGGATTTGAGCTTTTCATCCGCTGCTTTTTTATCTTTCTCCATTTCAGCATCTAAAAATGAAATTAACTCACGAGCGCGAGCCGCATTCTTTTTGCCAATATCACCATCAATTTTTCCCGTCAGTAATCCAACAATGCCACTCGTTGCGGGTTTAGGTGCTGACAACATAATGTTTTGAGCTGATTGCGGTGATAAACGTCCTTGTGAAACCGCGCGATCCGTTACGGTTTGATACAAATGCTTATCCGTGCCATGACTAAAGAACCACTTAATCGGTTTATTTTGCACAACGTTTTCTTGAGTAATTCTTTCATAGGCGGCTTTGAATCCCATTCGCGCCCCAATTCTGTCGGTTTTATACAAATCACTCACCAAACACCATGCCGCCATTGATTCCTCACTGACTACTGCACATGAATCGTTATCCTTTGGGATTTCTGCCCACATTTCATCCGCACTAGGACGAGTATTCCCCACGTTAAGCAGTTTGATAATGTCCGACACTTGCGGCGCAAATTGCGCGATTGCCATGTGTTTATTCACAGCTTGTTTAATAATCTCAAGTGGGTAAGGTGCAAGTAAGTTAAACATTGCTTTCATTGCCATATTTGAGAACTGGCGACCACCCGCCATGATTTCATGTGCAACCGCCCATGTTTCGATAAACTCGTTAAATTCTTCGCGTTGCATGATTAAGCTCCAATTTGCATAAAGGCTTGAGTAGGTACAACGTAAGAATCGATTGCACCGAAATTAAAACCATCGTCATCGTCTAATGTGTAACGTGAGTAATCCGCTGGTGTTGATGATTTGTTGACTCGAGCCTTGTTAATTTTGGGTTTCATTTTTTCAATGTAATGCCCTAATCCTGTCCAATTGTTTTTGATTGCGTCAGCCATTGCAGCATTTGCATCCATCCCTGTGTTTGTTATTTCGATTAGGATTTGGAACTGCCCGTTCATTGCTGTTTGCGTATTAGCCACTCGTTTTTCTTTTCTAACTTCCATCCAATCGTGCCATAAGTTCATATCGATACCGTCAATGATTGAATCTTTGTTGATGCGGTTTTTTGAAATCAAATAAGCCAACGCAAAAGTGAAATCGAAGTCTGTTTTCCAGTTCCATTTTTTAGCAGGTTTTTCCTCAGTAACTTTTGGTTCTGTGGGTGTGGCGTTCTCTTGTTTACTATCTGGTTTATTATTTGTGTTTATATCTGGTATAGGTGAGACATTTTGTCCAATGGCTGAGACATTTTGTCCAATGGCTGAGACATTTTGTCCAATGGTGTCATTGCTAGAATCATTTGAAGCTGACGCAAATTCCATTGGTATCGTGTACCACTGCGTTCTGTCATATCCTTTTTGATTGTAGTTACCAATAACAACCACACCTGCAATCATTAGTTTCTGCAAATTACGCGATATTGTTCGACGGTTCATATATGGGAACAATTTCTCAAACGCCGCCGCGCTGTTGTATGTCCAAAAAAAGCCATCGTGTTCATGCTTGCCATTCGCTTTATTTTTTTCGAGCCAATGACGCAAGTTGTAAAGGATTACCGCCGATTCAACGCCATATTTTTCAGCGTCTTTTGTATCAAAACTATGTGTTGCCATTTGTTGACCTATAATTTGTTTATGTGGCACAATTGCCATGTAATTAAAAAAACCTTTTTACTAACCCGCTTAACTGCCAAGCCTAGCGGGTTTTTTATTGTCTAAAACTAAGCGAATACATCAGGACGAATCTCAGCCCGTGTAAATGCACCACCAGTTGCCTCTTCAATTCTTTTTGCCGTCTTTTGTGACGGTTTAATTTTCCCCGTTCTCCAATCGGAAACGGTTTGTTGTTTTACTTCAATAGCTATTGCCATTTTTTGCTGTGTGCCAAAATAGCCAATCAAACTATCAATAATCATTGTAAATCTCCTTTCTGTTACGGTTTTCGATTTTACAGTTTAAAACTGTGAAGTCAACTCTAAACCTGTTTGAAACTGTACAGTTAAAAACTGTATGATTGCATCTAATTTAGTGGTATAAGAAAGGCGTATTATTTAGGAGGTGCTTTATGTTGGGTAATAGAATAAGGATAGCGCGTGAGCTTGCGGGATTATCACAAGAGCAACTTGCTGAAAAAGTCGGCATTAGACAGCAATCATTACAGGCGGCAGAGGTCGGAGAAACCGCCATGCCTAGAAAAATAAAACAAATCGCATTGGTGTTGGACGTGAATCTTAATTGGCTAATCACTGGCGAAGGCGACATAAAGTCCCACAAATCAGAAATAGATAGCGCAATTTTTAGGATAGTAGGGATATTAGCAAATAGTCAAAAAATGGAAATTCTAAAACTGGCGGAAAACTTTAAAGCTAGGAACGAAGAACTATTCAATGAAATAGGTGAGATTATGACCGCCAATAAAAAACACTCACACGCATAAGGAATGAAATGAAAAAGCTGGCTTTAGCGGTAACGGTGTTGGCGTTTAGTGTTGGAGTGAATGCCGCGTGTGATATTAAATCGCTCAAAGGAAACTACATCGTAAAAGCCACTTATACTGGATATAAAAGTGATTACCCAACAACCTGTGGCGACATCGGCTTACTTATTTTTGATGGGAAAGGTGGTGTTATTGGAGTTGGTTATGAGTCATGCGCTGGAAACACTTACGAGCTAGGGAAAAGTATTGGGAGCTACAACATAGACCCATATTGCTCTGGAGAAATAGCGTTTGAAAGCATGAGAATTAAGTATATCTTGGACAGGACCATGAAAAATGGAGTTATTTTAGGTGGAAATCCAAGTTTAAAATCCAGTGGCATTGGAACAATCTCAAAGCAATAACCTTTATTAAATTGAATTAAACCCACTTCGGTGGGTTTTTTTATGCCCAATGGTTTTTGGGTAGGGATTTTATTTTGTATTTTTACAGTTTTTAACTGTTTTTATGTTTGACAATACAGTTTTTAACTGTAAAATGAACCCGTCCTTTACAGAAAGGCGAAAGAAACATCACAAGCTCTTTAACAAAATGGAACTGAGTTATCCCGTTGGGCTAAACACCAAAAAATCTATGGCACTAAAGAGGGTGCTTGCTGGTGAATAGTTCAACGGGCAGAAGTTGCAATTGGTGTAACCACTCAAAACAAGCTGGCATCGGCGGATAGATGTAGATGCAACCATTTTAGAGTAATGGGCGTTAAGGAATCGAGTGGTTACAACTAATTACAATTACAAAATGAGGATAAAAGAAATGCGTAAATTCAGATTACAACTTACAAACGAACGCGAACCCATCTTAATCGTTGCGGATACAGATCGTGACGCAATGGCGCAAATGAGAGAGTTAAAACGACATACCCGTGCCAATGTGGTGTCGTTCTTTGAAGTGTTTGATTCGCTACCGCGCTTTGAACAACAGTTCAACAACATCTTTGCGTAACGCACAAAAAAGCCCGAATTAGCACGAACTAAAACGGGCGAACTTCTTAAACTTTTCGAGAGAATCATAACATGAAAAACAAAAATGCCATCCGCGTTATCCGCAACTACAAATTCAAAGCCTTAACCAAACAGTTCTTTGCAGACATTGACAACATCGTCGGTGACTTTCGTGGCTAAGCTAATTCAAGTCGCACAACTCATCACATGGTTAGCAGTTGCCACTTACTTCTCAATCCTTGCCGCTGACAAAATCAAACCTAAGCCCGTCAAAAGCGACATCGTGGCGCAGCTCGAAAACCAAAACAATTACGAGGTGTCTTATGTTCAATGATCCTGATTTCGAACCCGAACAAAGCTACGAGGAATGGTGTTTAGAGCGCGACGAAATGGAAGCATCTAAACAACGTTGTGCAATCAAACGCATGGCTCGTGAAATTCTCATATCTCTTTTAGAGATTTAACAAATATAAGTCCATTGACTTATCTCCTCGGCGTAAAGCCACACTCGAACCGCAGACGCGGATCATTTTTTTCGAGGTGTTTATGAACGATTCAATGATTTTACTTTTATTTTTGGACGGCTTTGTCGCAGTCGTCGTCGCGTTACTTGTTACCCGTGAAGTCCGCTTATCTGCAATAGATAAAAAACGTCAATATCTGCGTAATAAAGCCTTTTTGGCTGTAAATCAAAACCCTGACGTGGAAACCTTGCAGGAAAGGCAAGTCCTGACGTTACAAGCGTGAAAGTGTGACGCATACGAAAAACACACGCAGTTGGGGCGGCTTAACCTCTCATTGTTAAGATTTTCCGAGCCGTGACCCAACACCTAACCCTAATTATTTTAAAGAGAGAACATTATGAGCAGCACAAACGAAGCTATCGACGCACAAAACACAGAATTGACAGCGCAACAACAAGCATCGTCAATCAGTATCACTACAAACTTGAATGATGCCGTTGAAAGCGATATGCCGCTTGGTGCAACGTACTGGACACCCGTAGACAAAGGCGAATTTAAACGCGGTGTGGTGGTTGGGCTGGAAGTGCAATCGTATGACAAGTTTGACGACAACACAGGCGAGCATTCGGTTTTGGAATTGCCCGTTGTGGTGTTGGCAGTACAAAAGCCTGATTTGAGCTGGGAACGAATCAGCAACGGCTCTAAGCGTTTAGTGGCAACCATCGAACAAAGCGTTAAAAACGGTACAGTTTCATTATTCAAAACGCCGATCCAAGTTAAATATCTCGGAAAGGTTCGCAACACCACCAACGGCTTTTCTTCTGACACTTTTGAAGTAAAAACGTTGCTTGTTTAAATCTACCCCGCGCAAGGACGCGCAACTTTTGGAGAATGAAAATGTATTTAGATATTGATTTATCAGGCGCAGGTATTGGCGCAACACTTAAAAGCACTGAAGAAACCCGTGAAACTGAGTGGCTCAAACAGCGATTAGGCAAGTTCACCGCGTCACAGTTCAGCAAGTTGATGACATATCCAAACAAAAACGAACTGCCAGCAGGTGCAATCACTTACATCATGGAAAAAGTGGTTGAAGTAGCAACCGATTTTGAACCCGAACAAGGTTTTACCAGTGCAGCGATTCAATGGGGAAAGGATCACGAACTCGAAGCGGTTGAAAGATTCAGTGAATCACTTTTGCTTAATGTTGATTTCACGGGTGGCGCACAACAATTCATTGATTACCCATTGCTTAGAGCAGGTGCAACGCCAGACGGTTTGATTGATAGCTACGCAGGTTTAGAGGTGAAATGCCCAAACAGTGCTACGCATCTATCTTATATGGCAATCAAGAACGCGGACGATTTAAAGCGAATTGCACCAAATTATTATTGGCAAGTGATGGGTAGCTTGATGATTACGGGACGCGACCAATGGTTTTTCTGTTCTTACGATCCGAGATTCAAAGATGGAAACCTACAGCTCCACACAATAATCGTCGAACCCGTTTTGGCAGATATTGAGTTTTTAAAAGAACGCCTTGCAATGGCAAAAGATTATTTTGAACAAGTGTGCAACTACAGAGGAATCAGTCATGCAGCATAAAACCAAAAAGGCTTATCGCAAACTTGCGTTGAAAAAGAAAGTTCAGATGTGGCGAAGCATCAAACAACTGTACTAAATCAATCACGCCACGGACGGCTTTTTTTAGGAGTGAATATGAGCAAAGAAGTAGCGGCAACAAAGAAACAGAAAGCGTTGGTATTTAATCAATTAACCCGCGAACAACGCGCATCATTAGATCGCAAAGCATCACACACGATTTTAACAAATGCAGTTAGCGCGTTGCCTGACTATATCGACAAAAAAGGCGAACTTTCCAAACCAAACAAAGAAATGTTGGTGCGTAGTTTTTACAAGCGCATCAAAGATAAGTTTGAAATGTCGTGCGAAGAAATAGACGAAAGTGGCAATGTAATGATGTCAAACGCTGTGCGTGCTTTGCGTGAAGATGGTGAATTTATCATTGGGCAATACTTGAAGGCTTGGAACGGTACACAGGAACAATACGACAACTTGAAAGCAAAACTTAGAGCATTGGTTGATTCAACTAAAACGGGTTTTGATTATCGAATGAAGGAATTGGAGTTTTAGAAATGGCGAATGAATTAACAACGCTTTTAACGCTTGCTGTTGAAATTGACGCACTTAACGAACAGGCGAATATCTTTGCAAATCAAGCAGTGATTTATGCAGCAAAAAGCGGTCAAAAATTATTGTTGGCAAAAGCACAATGCAATCACGGTCAATTCAAAAGTTGGCTAGATGAGAATTGCAAATTGCCATATTCAACAGCAAATAAATACATGAAATTGGCAACAGCACGACCTGAGCTTTTAACTTCAAATGTACCGTTGACGGTACTTTTGCCATCCATCACGCAAATGATGGAATTGATGACAGCCGACGAATCAGTAAATGAAGTCGTAACCGCAAAAATCGAATCAGGCGAAGATGTAACCATCAAAGAAATCCAACGCTTGAAAAAAGAAGCTGCTGATTTATTAGCCGAAAAAGAATCTACTCAAAAAGACTTAATGTTCACAAAATCAATGCTTGAAGCAGAAAGCACAAAGTATCAAGCCGCAAGTCGCCAACGTGACGAACTTAGAGATAATCAACAGCAAATCATTGATGCAAAACTGAGCGAAGAACGCGCAAAGCTGGTGTTAGAGAATCATCAAGCCATTGCAGAAGCAAAGCGCGAACACGATAACACCAAAAGCGAAATTGAACGCCTTAAACGCGAACAAGCGAAAGCAATTTCAGACGGAATCGGTAAAAAGATGCTTGAACTTGACAACGAAATTCGCAGCAAGGAACAATCCGTTTTAACGCTTGAGAATCGCACTAATGAATTACTTGAAACTAAGCGGTCACTCGATAAAGAAGTGGGGTTGATTCAAGTACACAAACAAGCATTTGAAGCGGCATCGAAAGAATTACACGCATTCACGACCAGTTTCGCAGAGGCACACGACACAAGAGAAATTCCAGCGGAGTGCTTTAATGATTGGCAATCTTTGTATTACGGGATTTCAAAACTCAAAAAACAAATGGGGCAATGGTTCGATGACAAAGCACCCAGAGATGCTGAAGCGTTAATCGGTGAACTGGTGAACTAATGCCAAGCTATTCAACCTGCCCGATTTGTAAGCAGCACCGAACAAGCCGATTTCACACGAACAAATGCAGCCAGTTAGCGCGTGAGATTGGCAGGGAGGAAACGCCGAAAGGTATCACGATAATAAAACCTGATTTTCATGTCTATAAACGCCGCGCAGGTTCACAAAGGAGTTATTGATGTACTTGTTAATTTTATTGCTCGTGAGTTTGATTTTTGTTGTGATTTTCTTTGTGGAGTACGCGGTAAATTTCACGGACTGCAAACACGCACACTGGGCGCAATACCAGTCAAAAAAATGCCGCGTCTGTATCGAATGCGGAAAAATCGAACCCACTAAAAGACACTTATGAAAAATACACTGACAGACCTAAATAACCACTTGTTCGCACAATTAGAGCGCATTAGTGAAGAAGGTATCACTGATGAACGATTGGTGATTGAAAGCGGACGCACCAAAGACATTACATTACTTGCGAAAGAAATCATTAACAACGCGCGTTTAGTATTGGATGCACAAACTCGAATCTGTGACATTCCAGAACGTAAAGAACTACCTGCAATGCTCCAATGAACAGTGGTCAGTTTAAACGTGGTCAGTTAGCGTGGAATAAAGGCTTGAAAGGTTCGACAGGATTTAGTGAGAGTCGATTTAAAAAAGGCAACATTCCACATCATAGGCGAGAAATTGGCGAGGAACGTATTGATTACGAAGGTTACACCTACACTAAAATTTCATGTGTGCGACATGGTTACAAGGATAAGTTTTGGCGGTTAAAACATCGTGAAATATGGGAAAGCGTTCATGGTGAAATACCGCCAAATTCAATTATTTGCTTTTACGACAACAACAAACAAAACTTTGAAATCAGTAACCTTTTTCGAATTACGCGAGCTGAAAACGTTATTTTGAACAAGCTAAAGTTTGCAAGTGAACCTGTTGAACTCAAACCTACAATTCTGGCATTGGTACGGTTACAAATGGCAATGAAAGAATTATCAAAAAAAAAGGATAAGCGAGCTAGCTACACACCCGAACAAATTGAGTTTTTAAAATGTTATCCGTTATTAGATCGTGCGGTTTTGACTGAGAAGTTTAACGCACGATTTGGCACAACAAAGAGCATTGATGCTATCCGCAACTATTGTCGCAATGGCTTAGGGATGAGGATGCCGCCATCGGGACAATTTAAAAAAGGGTCTGTGCCGATTAACGCAGGTAAAAAAGGCTTTTGTTTTGCTGGTTCAGAAAAAGGTTGGTTTAAAAAAGGACACGCAATGAACGAGTACGAAGTCGGTACGGAATTCATGAAAGAAGGAACGATATTCATTAAATACACAGACGAACACAAACTACCTCGTCACAACTTCGCGCCGAAACATCGAGTAATTTGGCGGAAATATCACGGTGAAATTGGACGCGACGACTTGATTATTTTCAAAGACGGCAATCGCTTGAATTGCACCATTGAAAACCTTGAACGCGTCGATAGAGGTGTTTTTATGAAAGTGGCAAAAGAAGGTTTTTTACAAGAACCCGTCGAACTAAGACCGACTATTTTAGCGGTTGCAAAACTGAGCATTAAGGCAAAAAAGATAACTAGCGAAAGAGGAATCAATGACTAAAAAAGAGTATGACAGTATTTACAGAAAATTAAATCGTGACAAAGAAACGGCACGGGTTCAAAAATTTAGACAAAAGCAAAAGGAATCAAAATGAGTAATGTTTTTAGTGGTGTGTGTACTGTTGGTAGAGACGCAGAGGTTCGTAGCTTGCCATCGGGTCAGTCAGTGTTAAATGTCACTGTCGCCAACAACGTTGGATTCGGGGATAAGCAACAGACTGTTTGGTTGCGTGTAGTTTTATGGGGAAAACGCGCAGAAGGATCGCTAAAAGATTTTCTAAAGAAAGGTCAGCAGGTTTTTGTATCTGGAGAAATTACAACAACTGAATATCAAAAAAACGATGGTACACAAGGATTTGCGCTTGAGCTTAACGCGAACATTATTGATTTAATAGGTAAGCGTTCAGACGTTCCAAAACCCGAAACCGTTGTGACGTATGCACCACCGCCAAGCGTTTCAAGTCATGCCCCCGCGCCAACGAAATACGACGATGATATTCCGTTTTAACCGCTAAAAAACAACCTGTGTCCGATATTTCTCGGATTGTCGGACACAAACTTCAACTAAATCTAGGAATCAAAATGAGTTTTAATTTATATCAAACGCAAGCTATGCGAACCGCAAAAATCGAAGGGTTTAAATTCAATATCGGACACGCCGCATTAGGCATTAGTGGTGAATCGGGTGAGTTTTCGGACTGTGTTAAAAAATACCTCGTTTATGGTCAAGCATTAGATCGTGAAAATGCCGCTGAGGAATTAGGGGATTTGCTGTGGTACATTGCTTTGGGCTGTGAAACATTAGGCGTGTCAATGGCAGATGTAGCAATACAAAACATCAATAAATTACAGGCGCGTTATCCTGATAAATACAGTGATTTTCACGCAATCGAAAGGTTAGATAAATGAGTGGGATTGAACAGGCTGTAATCGACAAAATCAAAACCCGTGCTGAATTTGGCGAAAAGAAGTACAAAACCACGATGGAGCGTACCGATTTATCAAAACTCCAATGGCTTCAACACGCACAAGACGAAATGATGGACGCTGCTATTTATATGCAAAAACTCATTGAAGTTGAACAAAACTCACACGCGGCAAATTACGAATGAAAGTAGAACTCTTACAGCACACGCCAAACCCAGAAGTTTTTATCGGTCAAATGGCGGGGATTTGCTACGGCAAAGAAAACAGCGACGATGCCACTTGCATTAAGCGCGCCGCGCATTGCGTTGAAAAAGGGCATTTATCGACGCTTAGATTCGCACACGCCACGTTTCACATTAGCGGCATTAGTCGGGTGTGTTCGCATCAACTGGTAAGATCAAAATTTATAGACGTTCTCCAGCGTTCACAGCGGTATTGCAATGAATCACAGTCGGACGTTGTGATCCCTGATTCAATCGTGAATGATGCTAGAAAGTTAAATCGCTTCAACGAGGCTATGGAATACAGCTACGCTGTTTATGCCAACCTTATTGGTGACGGTATAAAAAAAGAAGATGCACGAATGATTTTGCCCGCTTGCACCACTACTGAAATGGTTGTTACGGGTTCATTTCAAGCATGGCGTGATTTTATTCGCTTGCGTGATACGAAAGAAGCACAGCAAGAAATTCGTGAGTTAGCACAAGAAATAAAACGGCAACTTATTGAGATTGCACCTAACATTTTTGGAGGTGTGAAATGAGCAAAGATCAGGATCAAGCATTGCTAGAAATAAAACGCCTAATCAACACAAGTATGATTCAGTCCAGATTTGGAATTTTTGACAAGATATTAGATGTTATTGATGGTGTGCAAAACCCAAAGCCGCCCGCGCCCACCGTCGAGGTTGGGCAAGTTTGGCGGCATATCGGAGGCTTAACGACTGATAGTAATTATTATATAAAATCGCTAGGCACGGTAAAAGTTAATGAAGAATGGCAAGATTCGGTTACTTATTGGAAAACTATAGTTGAGTTAGATCCAAGAGAGTTCACCCGCGCATTATCTGATTTCATTGCGAAGTTCGAGCAGGTGCAACCATGAAATTTGAAAGAGTTATAGATTACATCTGCTTTACAGCTGGAGCGTCTGTGGTTGTAGCGGTTAGCGTATGGGCAGTTAAAGCTATCTTGGTTTATGGGATTTTACAATGACTGCTAAGTTCAACCGCGTAGGAGGTTCAGATGCACATAGTAATTAGACCATGTTTATCACTAAGGATGAAGGTATGTAGATTTGATGATTCAGTAGTAGATGGCTTTGTTTTTAAAATACCTTTCTTTTCCTGCTCTGTATTCTACACATCAGCGGATAGACTCCTGATTGATACATTTAGTAGAACTCACAGGGGCTGTAAGTTTGTTGCGGTAGGTTCGGGAGATTGGGTTGATTCGTTTAACGAACGTACCGAGTCAATGCGTAAATCCCACGCTATTGCGATGGATAACCGCTGGAAAGAAGAATTAAGACTTCGTGGAAGTGTTGACGAGCTTGAGAATGAAAATAGGATTCTCAAGAAAGCAATTAAAATTATTGAAAGCGTGGGAAATTCAGAATGACAACTAAGCACCCGCTGAATTTAATGGCAGAACATCTTGCGGCAAGGTCAAAAGATATTGCAGATAGAGATGTTATCATCGAGGAATTGGTTGAGGCTTTGATTGCTTGCGACGAAGCAATGGAATATATGAGTGAGTACGACATACCTATTACATTGCCGCAACAAGTCAAAGATGCAATCGCCAAAGCCACATCTTAATTAACCCAAACGCCGTAAAGTAATTTATGGCGTTTCTTATTTTACTTTTGGGGATTTAAAGATGGGGCAAGCAAAATTGCGCGGTAATTTTGAAGAACGTAAAGCTAACGCAGAACCAAAAACAGAAAGGCAGCAATCACCAGATCGCGCATTTATTCGTGGTCACGGTGTTGATAAACAGGAATTTAATCGTTCTTTGCTTTCGGCGCGTGCATCTGGTGGAAAAGCAAGGCTTCACAACAAAACAAATAATTAACTTTTGAAAGCCACGCGCCTTTGGTTCGTGGCTTTTTTGTTTCTACCACTTCACTAAGTGCATACAATCCCGCAAAACCTTCTTCGCTTCACCACCTGTTAAGCCTTCCAAAATCGCCATAATCAAATCCTGTTTTGGTTTTTTTTCGGGAGAAAATACATTTTCTATTTTCTCCCTTTCTTCTTCAATCGGTCTGCCTGTAATCAAAGGCTTATCTGTTGGGATGATACGCACGGGGACAGGTTTATTTTTAGGAATTGGCAAACTTTCACCTTTTCGGATTGCAATCTGTTTGCGAATTTCTGCAAGCGGCAAATTTTTCCCCTTTGCATATTCATAAACTTCAACGGCAATATCAGAATTGATAGGCGCAGCGATTTCATAAGCAGCCGATATAGAAATTTTCTCTATAGGGCGTTTTTCAAAAAAACGGGCTAGATTCATTAACTTAGTTCGATGTTGGCGACTGGTGGAATAAATTGCTCCACCTGTATTTTCAATCCATGCGCCGAATTCATTATCTGACTTAAACCTTTCACGCGCCTCTAACAAAATCTGACCTTGAAATAATTGCCCTTGCCGTTCAATTGATTCAAATCTATCCGCTAACTGCTCAAGTGACAATGTTGTTAAATTATCTGAATTTGTCGTTAAATCTGACATAAAAAAACCCGCTCAAGTGTTAAAACCAAAGCGGGTGATTATAAGCGGGTTTGATGTTGCGTCAATTAGTCACGTTGATTTTGTATCGTATTTGAAACACCCATACCCAACAAACCGCCATATTTTTTATGGTCGTTTGCAACGTCAAGTAATCCGCGCTTTTTGCCCTCTTTCATGATCCGAGCAGCTTCTTTTGGGTTGAGTAGTGCGTCGGATAAAATGCCCTTCATGCGCTTTTCAGCCGAATCATAAGCAGGTTCAACAATCAGCTTTTTAACTGCATTAACAGGAACATTGAGCAATCCTACACCTGGAATCGCACCTGCTAATTGGAATGCGCCAGATAGATACGACGGAATACCAGCCGCCTCCGCAATCCCATTCATAGACAGGTTTTTAGAAGTGTTTGAACCGCGTGAGCTTGCTAAAAATTCATGGCTTGATTTGCGCTGTAAATCCTCACCGATTCCGTTAATAATCGCCATTTGCTCAGGTGAATATAACTCATCAAGGCTGCTGTAATTTGCGCCACCCTTTAAAGTCTTTTTTAAAAACGTACCTTTAACGTCATCCAAAGCCCTTAAATACTGGTCTTTTTGTTCTTTACCAGGTGTGACATGGTTAGATTTATTGCCGTTCAATCGGTTTAGTAGTTCCTGCCCTGCTTCCATTTGGTTAATGGGTTGGCTCAGTTCTTTGTACCTTGTATTAACATCAAGCAATCCTGGTATCTTTTGTTCTAATGCGGACTGAAAATCACCGTACACATTGCCAATTGATTGCCGTAAAACGGGGTCTATATTTCTATCTGCTGCCGCCGCGCCAAGTGACCGATTGATATTATGTAAATCTTTTCCGTAATACGAAATTTCGGACGGGTCAGCTTTAACAGGCTCAATCCGTTTTTTGGGTGCATTTTGTTTTTCGATTGCGTCAGTTAATCGCCCTAATCGCTCCATTAGCAAATCTTTCTCAGATGGTCCTGGCGCACTATAAACATTATCAAATGATTGTTTGCCATTACTAAACATTTCATTGCCGCCGCCGCGATACAAGCCCATTGCTAAATCATTTGGGTTCGCTTCGCTTGCGTCTAAATAACCATGCTCATGTAGTCGCATCGCCATATCATCAAGCGACATTCCACCATTATTGCGAAATAAACCATTACCTAAACCGTCGCGCCACATTTCATTGCCGTAAGTTTGCTGCGCCAAATCCTTGTTGATGCCGCCCAATTTACGAATAGCGGTCAACATATTGTCGCGTTCATAATCAATCGGTTGCTGTGTCCAATGTGTGCGACTTGCGGCAATAATCGGGTCGGTACTTACAAAGGCTTGTTGTTCCGATTCGTTTGCAAAAGGTGTTTTTTCGCCAAATTGCCGATATTCATTACTGGCTAATTTTCGCGCATTTGCAACCGCCGATTTACCTGCGTTTGTGCCTAAGATTCGCTCCAAATCTGCGTCAGATTGCACCTTTGTGTCGTGAATAGTGGCGTAATCCGAGGCTGTTCCATCGTTCCGCGCTTGTTTTGCTGCATTCATTCGACTTTCATTACCCGCAACTCCGCCGAGTGCTGATTGTCTTGCGCCCCAATTATCAAGCTCACGCTGCTTAAATGCGCTAGAGCCTTCCGCTGTGTCAGAAATGAAATTTTGCAACCCAGACAGTCCGCCATTATTTGCCACTTCGCCAGCCGTTAATTGCGTACCTGGCACATTTGAAAAGGTATTTTCAAGGCGAGAAATAGCGTCACTGGAATCACTTCCCACTACATGATTTAGTGCGCGTCCGACAGCTTTCTCTTTCGTTGCTGTCGAACCAAAAGGCGCGGCGATTTTATCCAGCAGATTTACGGCATACGGTAACGCACCACCCACTAGCCCACCGACACCACCCATTGCACCCGATTCTAAACGTTTGCCTAAATCCCCTTCAGTTGTTAATGCACCTGTTCCCGCGCCTATTGCTGCGCCGCCGACCAATGTGTTTGCACCAGGAATAAGCATAGCAGGAGATGTTGCAACCATATTGCCGACAACTTGCCCAATTGTGCCACTGGTTGAATTGTTGATTGCGTCGTCAGCAGGTTTATAAGGCTCGATGCCCGTCCAGTTCGGATGACCGACCAATTCGCCAACGCCACGCGCCACGTCATTCATGCCCTTGCCCATTCCGACAGCAAAGCCATTTAGCCCTGTTGGTTCTTCAATTTGTGGTTTTTGTTGCTTGGGCTGCCATTGTGATTGAAAGTGACTTAATGCGTCAGATTCACTTGCTCCATCAGGCGCGGTGATTTCATAAGTAAAGCCATCGGGTGCTGTAACTTGAAATTTTGGCATTATTCGACCCTCTTAATTGACCAGCCACCGTTATTAGCTTGCGCTGTAGATTGATTATTTTGTGTGCTTACAGATTCAAGGTATTTGCTATTTAGTAACTTGATGGTTTGTACTGCGGCTACCTTTTGACTTTTTGGAATCCACGGATCGCCAATTTGCCCTGCCATATCTTTATAAAGCTGCACATCTTTGTCGGATTGTGGTCCTTCCATTCGTGGCATTTGCATAACAAGATTTGCGCTTAATGCCTTTAATGCCGCCGCCGAATCCGCACCTTTTGAGCTTTGACCAAAAAAAGACAAAGCATTATCAGCTAAAGCCCCAATTCCGCTATTTGTAGCTGTTTGCAAAAGTGGTTCGGCTTGGTCGATGATTGAATTGGCTTGATTCGCGCTATTCGTTTTTTTATTAACGCCCTCAGCTTGCTTTTGGTTTAGCTCAATGTAGGATTTGTTTTCGTCCTGTTTTCTTTTTGCTTCTGTTTCAGCCGCTAGTTTTTGATTTAGATTTAAACCTTTATAAACAGGCGTACCGCTTGCAAAATTATCCGCGCCAGCTTGTAGTGATTCATGAATTAAACCTTTTGCCACTGTAGGATTTGCCCCCGCATCAACCGCCGCTTGATAACCTTGTTGCGCGTTAGTTACCAATGCTTTACTTGCGGCAATTACTTTGTCATTCGGTGACGCTTTCATAACCGCATCAACATAACCTTGATTGTCGATGCCGTCCTTGTTTAAGTTGCCTTGTCCTTGATTGTAAGCAGACAACGCACGATTCACGTCACCATTATTGTCTTTAAGCAATTGAGCGAAATAATCTGTGCCAAAACGTACATTTTCAGCATTAGATTTATTCTGTAATGGAATGACTACGCCGCCTGGACTTCTTCCCGTATCGTCCATGATTTGCATTAAGCCCTTTGCGCCTTTGTTTGACACTGCGTTTGGGTTACCACCTGATTCAACACTCATAATGTTGGGTGTGAACTGTTGAGCAAAAGGAATGTAATCCGCTAAATCGTGATATTGACCGTCCTGTAAAACGCTTTGTGGCAAGGCTGACGGTTGCTGTGGTGCGGGTTGGTTTGATGGAATACCGCCAAAAGCCGCGCCTTTGGTTGTTACATACGCATCGCCGCCATTCGGGTTTGGAATACTGACGGTTTCGGGTGCATTAGTGGCTGCTGATTTACGATAAGCCAATGGCACGTCAGCCGAAACAGGCAAGGCAGGGTTTCCATCCAATCGAATTAACTCATATTCACCTGTGTTTTTGTTCCATTTCGCCCAGCCTTGTGACGTTTGAATTGGCTGATGATAACCATCACCTTGTTCACCACCCGTTAAATAATGCTGCGCCTGTGCTTGTTGCAATGCCAAATTCGATTCATCAAGTCGCGCTTGACGGGCATCTTGCAAGGATTGACGCGCATCGTCTTTTTCTTGTTTTTGTTGATCGAGCATACCTTGAGCAAATCCGAGCAAACCGTTTCCGATTGCACCGAATCCGCCCTGATTGCGTGGTGTGTTCATCATTTGACCACCTGCCATGAGCAAACCCATTGCGGTTGATCTGTCCATATCCAATAATCCAGCCATTAACCTGCACTCCGTCCAAATGTTCTTAATTGTGGTTTTTTGTAAGGTGTTTGTTGTGAATCGAGGTTCATCATCGGCGCAGGTGCAGCTTGTGGTTGGTCATTGCCGCCCATCATTTTCATGCCCGTTCCCAGTAAACCTAGTGCGTTTGCTGTGGACATTCCGCCTGTTGTGCCTAATGCTGCACCGCCTGTCATTGCGCCGCCTGGTATTGCTGCTGCGCTTGCTGCCATCGGTAAAGCTGAACCCGCGCCCATTGCGCCCATTGCCGCGCCTAAACCTGGAGAAGCCGCTGCGCCTAAACCTGCTGCTGTACCCATTCCTGCGCCACCTGCTGCCATTGTGCCAGCACTGCCAAGCAATCCAGTTGCCGCAGCAGTACCAGCCGTGCCTAATGCCCCAGCACTTGCACCTGCCCCTAATGCACCAACTGCCCCAGCACCCATACCAGCACCTGCTGTACCTAACGCACCACCAGCCAAGCCAGCCGTCAATCCTGCTGTACCTGCGCCTGCCGCAGCCCCAGCACCTGCTGCCGCACCACCAATACCAAGTAATCCGCCCGCTGCCGAACCTGCTGCCGCCAATCCTGTACCAACCGCACCCGCGCCAGCCGCGATTGCACTGCCCACTGTACCCAAACCCGCTGCTATTGCTACGAATGACATAATAATTTCCTGTTTTCAAATTCTTCAAAAGTGGATGAAACCGCTTCGGCTTCAATTTCGGTTATTTCGGTTAAGTCAGTGCGAATCACGTTGATAAAGGTGCAATCAGTGACCGCATAAACCGCCCGTTTAGTCCCCGCTGGTGTGATACAAATATGCGGCGCGGTAAATTCTTCGTCAAAAATTCGCATTGTGCCTTGCGCTAAAATCGCAATATGCTCGTGATTGTGAACTTTACCGACGGCGCACATTCCCGCTGGAATAAACAACGAGCGACAATAAACGCCCTCAATCTGATAATGTTCAACAGGCATTTCAGTAACGTGATTGGGCATTTCGCGCAAAGCGTTTTCTAAGTCTGTGAGTCTTGATTGTTCGATTTGGTTCATGACTACCCCAAAAGTTTATAAAGTCCAGCCCCAGTCAATGCCGCGCCACCCAATTGACCAAATGGATTTGCACCGCCACCTGTACCATAAGTTGATGTGCTTCCGCCCGTTGTCATTCCAGCCGCTTGTTGTTGCAATGTAATGTTGTCGAGTTGTCGCTGGTTGTCGTATTGGTTTATGTCAGTTTGATTGTTGTAAAGCGCGTCCTGTCCTGCGTTGTAGTTCGTATTTGCTCCACTCAGTACATTCAAGCCACCCACCGCATTGTTTAGATTATTCTGCGTTTGCCCCATTTGCTGCGTGTTGTTTTGCAGTCCTAAATTCGCGTTAAACTGGCTGTTGGTGTTTGCATTACCAGCATTGAATTGGTTGTTGTTTAGCGTGTTACCTGCGTTGAACTGGTTGTTGTTCATTCCGTTACTGGCATTCGCTAATGAAACATTTGTATTCAATTGACTATTTGTTGTGCTTGCACCCGCTGCGCCGCTTGCGTTCGCTAAATTGAGCGCGTTTTCTTGTTGTGCGCCGAATTGGTTGTTTTGCAGTGTATTTCCCGCGTTGTACTTCGACATATCATTGATTTGGCTTGTGTCGTACTGATTACCTGCCATTTCATTGGTTGCGTTTTGCAATCCGATTTGATTAGCTTGCCCAACATTAAACTGTGCATTTTGCCCCGCTTGACTGTTTAGCTCACTTGCCACACTCAACATATTTTGCTGCGCGTTTTGATACGCTTGACCATAAAGTTTTGTGCCTTGGTCGGCGTTGGATTGTGTTAAATCACGCGCATTTTTTTCGGCTTGTTGTAATGCTAATCCTTGTGCTACACCTTGACGACTTGAACCATATTGTCCCGCCGCAAACGCATCGTTGTTGATACCTGGCATAACTTGTTGATTCAAGTTCTGCAGCATATCGCCATAGCCTTGCATCGATTGATTGATATTGGCTTGATTGATGCCTTCCAAATAAGGATTATCAATTTTTCCCGTTAGTAATTGCTGTAGTGAATTTGTCGGGTCAAGCGAACCTAATGCCTGACGCGCTTGTGTTAAATCACTTTCTGAAATACCAGCCGCTTGATAGGGTTGTGCTGTTTGAGCCGTTGCAGATTGATAACCAGGTAAGGCGGCAAGTTTCGCATCGGTATAACCTGCGCTACCTGCTGTGGCTTCTTTGGGTGCAACTGCGGTTGCATTTTGCGAGGTCGCTAGTGCTGCATTATCGACGGGTGCAAGATTCGTATCATATTTTCCGTCCATGATTGAATTGCCGAGCGTTGAACTGTCTTTGTAAAGCGCGTCTAAACCTTGTTGTCTTGTCGCAAGATTATCGGTGCGACCTTGATTCAAAGTCATTTGCTTTTGATAAATCGCGTTTTCGTTTTGACCTGTTGCTAAATTTGCTTGATAGTCCGACAAATCAGATTGTAACGATTCGCGCTCTTTTTGTTGGCTTGCGCTTAACTTTTTGCCGCTGTCTAAAATGGCTTGAAACTTACTTAATTGTGATTGGTCGTCTGCAATGTGCGAGTTTGCCAATTCAATTTGTTTTTGCACCTCGGCAGGTGTGTTGTTATTGATAAAGTCCGTAATCATTGAGCGTGCTTTTTCACGCGAAAGTGTTGTGCCTTTATCGAATTTTTGGGTTGACGTGGTGTTTGCTGGTGCGCCGCCACCCATTGAAAACTTAGGTGAAACAACCGCCGCAATGTATTTGAATAATTTCATGTTAAAGCCCTTTCGTCATCTCGACGTTAATGGTGTTTGTTAGAGTTCGATGCTGTAGTGCGTAGATTCTTCTTTAAATGCCAAGTTTGACAAAACCGCCTTCCAAAATCCACGTCTTGAATAGGTATCAAGCCACCTTGCGCCAACCTCGTTTGCATAGTCAAAAAGACACACTTTTAATTCTTTGTGCCAACCCGCCATATTTTCACCACCTAGCAAAAATAAATTAACCGCTGCACCTGTCGGATAGGTATGAATTTCAGTAATAA